ATGGCAAGCTTCAACACAGTCAGTAAAAAAGCTACCAATGCTGCTGACTTTGACTCAATTTTAAAATCTTGGATGTCGCAATATCTGCCACCCAGCACTTGGAAATGGCCCACAGATTATCGTACTGACCTAGCTGATAGAATTAACAATGCTGCGGCAGCGGTCGTTGCAGCTTATGCCAATAACAAAAACTGGGGAGCAGAATTTTCAAACCTAGTAGACACCTTTTTGCAGGTCAATCAGCTGCAGGATCAAGATAACAGAACCAAAGCCGCATCCACATCTCCCACAGGTAGTGTAACGCAAAAAAAATCAACTACCCGTACATCTGCGCCCTCTGGAGGTACCATAGACAAAGAAGTCAAACATGCTTTGGATGGATTGGTCAATATAGATCATCTAGGCAAAGTCATGCGTTTAGGTTTTAACAAAGAACCCACTACACTGCAATCAACCGGCAACAGTGCAATTGATTCTATGTTGCGACAAATGGGCTATAGAATATGAAGTTAAACGAAGGCGGTAATATTTTCAAGGACGCCAAGGGCAATCCCTTGACACAGCGAATCAATCAAACCGATGTCAAAACCACAGTGACTTGGTTGGATCAAATGCTGCCCGGTCTTGATCTGATGAACAACATGTTGGGGTCAACTGGACTCAAACCTACCAGCGGCGATTTAGACTTGGCCATAGATGCCAATAAATTCAAAAAAGATGATTTGGTTGCAGCACTGACTCGTTGGGCCCTTAGTCACAAACAAGATCCCAAAGATTGGATTAAAAAATCTGGTGTTTCGGTACATTTTAAAACACCCATTAATGGTCGTCCCAGCAACGGTTTTGTACAAACTGATTTTATGTTCTTGCCTAATGTGCCTTTTTCTAAATTCATATTGCGTAGTGATGTTAATTCAGCCTACAAAGGAGTCACACGGAATGTAATGATTAATTCAATGGCCAAGAGCTTGGGCTACAAACTGAATATGAACTCTGGCCTAGCCAATCGAGCCACCAACGAAATTATCACAGACAATCCTGATGAATTGGCCAAGATTTTGTTGAACAAAACAGCCACAGCTCAAGACCTAGGCAGCGTGGAAAGCATAATGAAGGCTTTGAAAAACGATCCCAAACGAGAAGCCAAGATTGCAGACTTCCGTGAACACATGGCCAGAGAAGGACAGCCTTTCAAAGAAAGTCTAGACACCCCTTATCAAGAATATTCCGAAGTCAATTTCATGGCACGCCTGCGTGACCGCATTGTAAATCAAGGCATGCAGGTAATTGTAGAAGCCGAAGTCAAGGGTGGTCGTGCCAAGGGTATTGAACACTTGGAAGATTATGTGTTCAGGAATGGTAGTGCTGGAATCAAAAAGGCCTTGAACATTGTCAAAGAAGTTGTGGCTAACACACCCAAGACTACCACAGCCAAATGGGACGGCAAGCCAGCCTTGATTTTTGGCCGCGACAGCAACGGAACATTTATACTCACTGACGTGGCAGCATTCACAGCAGTGGGCTACAACGGTTTATTTGCCAGCCCCAAACAAGTGTTAAAACATCTGGCAGCCAGAGATGCCGAAGCCAGAGCCCAAGGTAAAAAAGCCACTCGCGTACAGGATCTTGGGCCAATATATGTCAAACTTTGGCCCATGCTAGATGCGGCTGTGCCTAAAAATTACCGTGGATTTGTACACGGCGATTTGTTGTATACTCAAACTCCGCCTTTGGAGGCTGGCAACTATGTGTTCAAACCCAACACCATTGAATATAAAATTCCAGCAGCCAGCGATGTTGGTCGTCGCATTGGCAACAGTGAAGTCGGTATTGCCATGCACACTCGCTATGCCGAACCCGGCGCACCCAAAGAACCCATTGGCAGTATGGATCAATTTAAAAAAGTTCCTGGGTTGTTATTGTTAGAACCTGTATACGCCAAAGAAAATGTGAGACCCAACTCGCAGATGTTGGCGCAACTCAGAGACATATATCGTAACCATGGCAGTGACATAGATCAACTGTTCAACCCTGCAGAACTCAGTGCATTGAAAATCACCGACTTGCCCAAGTTATGCATAGATTATATCAACAGTAGAGTGGGAGTAGGCTTTGATAATTTGTTGGCCGGGTTTGGTCCTTGGCTGCAACAAAGTCCAAAAATTACTCCTGGTAAGTTTGCTAGAATCACTGAGTACCTACAGAGTCCTCGTAGCAATCTTGATGGTATGGCTGCAGCATTCACTGCCTGGGGCCTATTGCACGACGTCAAAATGGATGTGCTTCAACAATTGGATCTACAACATCCAGGACAAGAAGGCTGGGTAATGGCCACCTCTGCTGGTCTGGCCAAGGCTGTGAGTCGTTTGGCCGGTGGTTTTGCCGCAGGCAACCGTGCACTGAACAATCCCGAACGGGTCAAATCACTGGGCTAGATTCGGGTTTTTATCCAATCTCATAAATAAGTGTAGGGCAGAAAGCCCACTTAATCAAGGAGAAGTAAATGGCACAATTTACAAAAGTAAGCGGAACAACCCAACCAGTATTTGCAATCGACGTTGGTAACGGTAGTATTTCGGGAACAGCAAACGTTGCTGCTAACGGCGCAGTACAGATGCAAGGACCACGTTTAGACTTTTTCAGTCTAGTGGCCAATTCTTCTGTTGCAAGCGGTGGTAATGTCAACGGTTTCATCAACAACACACTACAAGCAATTCAGCAAACCACAACAGTTGCTTTGTACGAAGTTGGTCCAACCAACACAATTTTGAATCTTGCAGTTTACCCAACTGGCGCAGCCAACACCACAACCATTTTGGCACAAGCTATTCAAGCCAATGGCACAGGTGGTTTGACCACAGTAGGCTGGGCTGCTGCTTATGCTAACGCACAGTTCAACACAGTTGCATACGCTGCTTACACCTAATAGTAATTGTTTTTTTCAGCAATCAAAAACCCCGGAACTAAAAACTCCGGGGTTTTTATTTGACCTTAAATATCCGACCATGCCCAAGATCTATGAAAGTCCTGATGGTGGTCGCACAGTATATCAAAGAGAATTCAACGAAACCGATCGCCAACAGGTACTAGATCTCAGAACTTCTGACGGCAGACCCTTGGTTGATCACCTACGCGAAGATCAACTGTGGCATAACATTCGTAGGGCTGCCCAAGATAACCAAACCATTAAAGACCTACTGGATCAAGCACGAGTAGTATACGAGTTGTCTAAAAATGAAAATAGAGTGTAGGACTTTGTTTGACATCTCGGTCACAGGAGTCACAGGGCACTATAGAAGTGCTCGAGTACCTTTTGAGGATCGTGCAGGTCAACAAATCACTGACCTAGACTCCTGGAACCGAGCCAGAAATCAACAACGCAATTGGGAAACTGTGCTGCAGTTGATAAGTCTGCGCTCACAACCGCTGGATTTGCAAATTCCTGATAAAATCAACAATGCCTGGGTGTTTACATTCTGTATAGAAACTCCCAGGGTGTTTGATGACGGTATTGAATCTTTAGGTTTGCTACTGAAAGATTGCGAAGGTGTGCCTATGTTGAACAATCTAGGTGAAGCCCGCAGTCTTGAACCGGTGCTACGCTGCAATGGTACCGATTCAAACATTTGGTTTAAAGAATTACCTATAAATAATTGATTATGGTTGAGCCCACAGACATTGAAAAGAAAAGCCTAGAAGCACACGTCGAACTGTGTGCCGAACGGTACAATGCTCTCGAATCTAAACTAGAACACGTAGATCACAAGATCAGCAAACTAGAAACTGTGATGCAAGAAGTGCACGAAATGGTGCATAAAATGCAGCAAAAGCGCAACGATCAAATTATCTCCTGGGGCATAGGCATCATTGGTGTACTTGCTGCTACCATTGGCTACTTAATCACTCACTACGTTTTTCAATGACCGGCCTTAAAAAACTAGAACAGTGGATTCGTGGAGAATTAACGGGCATATCTCCCAATCTTATCATGCGTTGCAGTGAAGACGAGTACCAGTTGTTTGGCAACTATCGCATTGTTAGGCTCAAAACTGGCGTAGAAGTTTGGCGACAAAATACCTTGATCAGTGATTTTAGCAGCACAAAAACTGCCACAGCTTGGTGCGTGGCAGATAAGTTCAACAAGTTTGATTTGGCTAATCAACTGTTAGAAACAGATCATAGACTCAGCCACATTAAAAATGATATCAAACTCAGAATGAACTTGGCCAAACGTTCTAACAGTGCCAAGTTCAAAGACCAGGTGATTAGCAAGCTAGAATCCAAGTTTGTCAACCAAAAATGCCTGGAAAAACAACTGACCGAATGTGTGAATTTGGCTAAATATTTTCAACACCGAGGATTCTCAAATGAAACTGCACGAACTATCCGCAACACAGCCCACTAAACAAATAGCCCAAGTAATTGAAAGTTACTTTGGAAACAACATTTCTTTTGACCGTTTAAACCGCGCACAGTCAGCAGCAATGCTGCGCCGGGTCAAAGGCTTACTCAGCGAGCATCGTCGTAGCTCCGACATACACAGCAGCGAAAATAATCCTGCTTATTTAAAGTTGGTCATGCTAGAGCAGGCGCTGCAAAAACACATTGTTGAATATGTGCAAAGCGGAACTGGTGCAGGACAGCCAGCCAAAAAAATTGTGCCAGGACAACAGCCTCAAGCTCCTGTACAAGAAACCAAGAAAAAACGCCGGATTCGTGAAGCCAGTGAGCTACAACAGGCTCAAGTGGTTTTGGCCAGCCAAGACATGGTTGATCAAATTCAAAAAATGCTAGAACAAGTCAGTGCAATGCAGTTCAAAGATCTTGCTGCTTTGGTTGATCAGGCCAAGAGTGAAGTGGGTCCTGTCAATGCCGCA